TCCTTCTCGCCCAACGTGATGGACAAGTCGACGAGGGAGGGGCTGAAGAGCTTCTTCACCAATCCGCAACTGCACGCCCGAGAGGTCGCGCATCAGGCGTTGCAGGATTTGAAGAAAGCCAAGCGCTGGGCCTGAAGGGCGAAACAGGGGACCTTTAGGAGAAAGAAATGCCGATTGGCGGCGGATTGCTTCCAGGTACTGGCTCTACACAGTACAACGAACTGACCTACATTACGCGCCGGGCCTTCATCCCGAAGATGGTGGTGCAGATCTACAACAGCACCCCATTGCTGGCGGCGATGATCGCCAACTCGCAGACCGCGACCGGCGGCGTGTCGAGCGTCACGGCTCCGGTGCAGGGCCAGACCTTCACCAACGCGCAATGGTCCGATTACTCGGGCTCGTTCGCGCAGCCGATCGTGCAGCAAGGCGCATTCAACGCCGAGTTCAATCTGAAGCTGATGATCTGCCCGGTGCCCTTCCTCGGCATGGAAGGCGCGGTGCAGCAGGATCACGCGATCATTCCGCTGATCGAAGCGCGCATGAACGATGCCACCAACAACATGATGGATGGCATGGCGACGGCGCTTTACAACAACACCACCAACAGCCAGCAATTCATCGGCCTCCCCGCGGCGATCGATGACGGCACGGGGACCGCGACCTACGGCAACATCACGCGCTCGACCACGACCAACCCCTGGTGGCGCTCGAAGATCTACACGCCGGGCGCGGTCAACCCGACGCGGGCGCTCATGCTGCAGTTCATCAGCGGGACCGTGAAGAACGGCGCGGAAGTGCCGACCTTCGGCCTCTGCGGCTTCGGCACCTGGACCTTGCTGGCGAACGATTACATCGCGCAAGAGACCTACATGATCACGCCGGGCACGGGGTTCGACGAGGGCGAAGGCCCGCGCGCCGCGTTCCGCGCGCTGATGGTCGCGGGCGTGCCGGTCTATGCCGATCCGTACTGCCCCGAAGGCACGGTGTACTTCGTCAACACGAACTACTTGAACCTCTATATTCACGAGGCCGGGTCGTTCGTCTTCACCGGCTTCGAGTCGACCCTGCCGAACTGGCAGATCGGCTATGTCGGCGCGGTGCTGATGATCGCCGAGTTGGTAAACGTCAAGCCTCGATCGATGACGAAGATCACCGGCCTCAACTCGATTGCGCTCTGAAGGAGGGCTGAACCATGGCTGGCTATATCGGCTCTCTCGCCCCGACCAAGATCCTCTTGTCGAGCGGCAACACCAACACCCCGGCGGCCTTCTTCTCCACGACCACGATGTCGGCCAACACCACGGGCAACGTCGTGCCGGTCGGCATCTGGCTGATCCCGTCGACCGCCAACGTGGTGCTGCAAGCGAACAACGGCACAGCGATGGTCAATGTCGGCGTGAGCGGCGCGGGCGGATTTATCCTCTCCGACGGCATCAACGTGCAACTGCTGGCCTCGGCCAACGTCGCGGCGGTGACGCTGATCGGCATCGACGGCGGCATCCCGATCACCAACACGTTCAGCACGTGAGCCGTATCCCATCATCCATCTCATGTGGTTGCGGTCCCCGCTGCATCTGTGTGTGGATGAGCAGGTCCCCTTTCTCATCGGAAGGTGGGAAGGGGGACTGAGCTTCAACGATGAGGAAACATGGCGGCCACGCTGCAAGATTATGTGAACGAATGCCGCTTGCTTTTGCATGATGCAAACGCGAACTTTTACACCAATCCCGAACTGATCTCGCAGATCAACGCCGCCCGCGAGCGGGTGGTGCGCGACACCGGCTGTCTCAGGACGCTGCAAGTCACCCAGGTTCCGGCCCCGCCGCCGCCCTCCGGTAATCCCAACCCGGTGCCGTGGACAGCCAACACGCTCGAGACCATCGGCACGTTCGTCTTCTCCAACATCTTCACCTATCGCGTCAGTCAGACCGGGACCTCGGGCGCGACCGCGCCGGTCTACCCGACCGCGACCGCGCAGATCCCGCCCTCGACGCCGTTCGCCGACGGCACCGCGATGCTGCAATTCGTGCAGAACGTCGAGATCCTGCCTTACGCGGTGCTGCCCAATTCGCTCTCGACCATCGACGTGCTGGCCATCAACGTCTACTGGGGCAACAGCCGCATCCCGCTGCGCTACCTGCCGTGGCGCGAGTTCAACGCGCAGCTGCGCTACTGGCAGAACTACATCGGGCGGCCGGTGTGCTTTTCGGTCTACGGCCAGAGCACGCTCTATCTCGCGCCCGTGCCCGACCAGGTCTACCCGATGGAGCTCGACACGGTGATCCTGCCGCAGCCGCTGGTGAGCCTCGCCGATGTCGACGTGATCAACGACCCGTTCACCACGGCGGTCGGCTACTACGCCTGCCACAAGGCGAAGTTCAAAGAGCAGTCGTTCGGCGAGAGCGACATCTTCTATCAGAAATACAAGGACCAGATCCAGGCGATCCAGGTCGCCATCATGACCGGCCGCATCCCCAACCCCTACGCGCAGATGTGAGCCATGGCCGTCACCGAACGGGTCAAGCAATACCACATCGTCAAAAGCTTCAAGGGGCTGAACACCAAGGCCAACCGGACGGCGATCGACCAGAACGAGTTCTCCTGGCTCGAGAACGCGATGCCGATCGGCGACAGCAACGTGCGGATCGTGCCGACGGTCTCGGCCCCGCTCACCCTGGCGCGCGATCCCGTGCTCTGGGACGCGCCGGTCTCGGCCCTCACCTCCGACAATGTCGAGTTGCACGACTACGTCTTCGCTTTCGAGACCAACGGGCGCTTGCAGGCTTACGACCTCACCACCGCCGCGCTGCTCACCCTCGCCACGGTCGGGTTCTTCAACCCGGCGGGCGCGGAGATCACGCAATGGAAGAACGAGCGCATCATCATCGGCGACCCGACCAAGGGGCTCTTTTCCTGGGACGGCAACGCGCTCGTCACGATCGGCTCGGTCGGCTTCATCGGCATCACCAATCCCGGCACCGGCTACACCAGCGCCCCCGTGGTGGTCATCGGCGCGCCGGGCGATCCCAATGGCGAGCAGGCGGTCGGCGAGGCGACGATCACCGGCAACTCAGTCGCGGGCGTGTTCCTGACCCAACCCGGCACCGGCTACAGCGCCCCGCCCGCCATCAGCTTCACGGGCGGCGGCGGCACGGGCGCGACCGCCATCGCCAGCCTCATCACCTTCGCGACCGGCACCTTGCAACTGGTCGTCGCGGCCGGCGGCAACGGCTACACCTCGACCCCGACGATCACCATCTCGGGCGGCGGGGGCAGCGGCGCGGCGGCCACGCCGATCGTGTTCGGCAATTCTCTGACCTCGGTGGTGATGACCAATCCCGGCACCGGCTACACCGACGCCTCGACCGTAACCGCGACGGTGTCGGGCGGCGGCGGCTCGGGCGCGGTGCTGACCCCGGTGGTGACCAGCGACCCGATCAGCGACGTCGCAACCTTCTCGGGCCGCGTCTGGGTCGCGCAAGGCCGCATCATCACCTTCAGCGCCGCGGGCTCCTACAACGACTTCATCTCGGTCTCGGCGGGCAACTTCGTCGCCACCGACACGACCCTGCACGGCAACATCAACGCGCTCCTCGCCGCCAACAACTTCCTCTACTGGTGGGGGGCCGACTCGATCAACGTCTTCAGCGACGTGCAGGTCAACGGCACCACGGGCGCGACCGTCTTCACCAACACCAACATCTCGGCCTCGATCGGCACCGAGCTCGTGCACGCGATCTTCCCGTATTTCCGCAGCATTTTGTTCATGAACCGCTACGGGATCTATGCGCTGGTGGGATCGACCACGACCAAGCTGTCGGACGCGCTCGACGGCCTCTTCCCGCTGATCGACTTCTCCAAGCCGGTCACGGGCGGGCAGGTGCTGATCTACAACATCCTCTGCGCCGCGTTCAATTTCTACTACATGGACCCGGTGCGAGGGACGATCCCGCTGCAGGTCGTGTTCTTCGACAAGAAATGGTTCCTGACCAATCAGGGCGCGATCAACCTGACCACCAGCATACCGTTCCGCGGCCTCATCCACCTTTACGGCACGGGCGGCACCAACCTCCTCAACCTCTACACCGACACTGTCAGCGCGATCGCCTCGAAGATGCAGATGGCGCTCAGTCACATCGGCGATCCGGTCAGGGACAAGCAGGCGCTGAAGTTCGGCATCGAGGTGACCTCGTCGATCGGCGTGGCGCTCGAGGCGACCATCGATTCTGAGATCCGGCAGAGCCCGCTCTATCCCTTCAACACCGTGATCAACTGGATCAACAACAGCAGCCAGGTGATCGGCTGGTACAACAACAGCCTCGTCACGCTCTACTGGCTGGGCGGCTACGGCTACCAGCTGTTCAAGACCGACGCGCAGCAGAACGGCAAGTATTTGGGGCTGACGATCACGAGCAACGCGGCGCAGTTCACCCTCAACACGATCGAGTACGAACTCGAATATGGAGCGCGCTTTTAGATGCCGACGCTACCGATCACGGTCCCGAACGTCTTCGCCAATGCGACCAGCAACATCGCCTTGTCCTTGCTGGATGCGGATTTCCAGACCGTCGCGCAGGCGATCAACGGCATCGGCAACGGCAGCACGCCGCTCACCAACGTCACGATCACGGGCGGCACCGTCAGCGGCGTCGTCGTCTCGAGCGTTCCGACCAGCGGACAATGCCGGTTCGCTTTTATCAGCGCCACGCAATGCGCGCTCGTCCCCTATAGCGGGCAATACATTCAGATCGCGGGCGTTCTGCGCGCCATTCCGGCAGCGGGCGTCACGCTCGGCAATGGCGGACTCACAGCCAATACGGGTTACTACGTTTATGTCTACAACAGCGGCGGCACTCTGGCGCTCGAGGCGTCAACCACGGCCGCCGTCCCCGACACGACGCCCGGCAACGTCGGCATCGTGATCAAGAGCGGCGATAATTCGCGCAGTATGGTCGGCCGAGTATTCATGAATAACGATGGTCAATTTTCTCAAGGAGCCGCCGACAGCGGCAACGCGATCGTTCACGGCGTGGCGTCGTATTTCAATCGCAGCATGAACATGACCGGCGTCGGCATCAGCGGCACGATAAGCGGAGGGTCGCCAGTGGCGATTTCCGGGGCCATAAGGCTCTCGAGTTGGGAAGACGAGGCTGTGGTGCTGGCCGTTTCAGGCTACTGCATCAACCAGGGAGCCACAGGAGCGAATGCGAGCATCCAAGTCTTTATCAACGGCGCTTTCACCAACTGGCAGTCATTCATGAGTCTACCCGCAGGGGCCGCCGGCTCGATAGCGGCCAGTTTTATCGCTGGTCCCCAAAGCAGTTCTTATTATCAAATTTTGGCTCAGTGCCCCAACCCTCTGCTTACCAGCGGATCATTTTGGATAACGACAAACAAATGAGGATGCGACACCCATGAGCGTCGGCAACGCCTTCACCCCATCCGGCAACACGGTGACCTTCACCGCCAACGTCGCCGCGCCCACCGCAGTGCAGGCGATCTCCATCCCCGGCAGCGGGCAGTACCGCGTCGTCAACGCGGGCACGTCGGACGTCTATATCGGCAGCGGCGCGACCGCGGCGGCGGCCAATGCGAGCGCGGTGATCATCGGCACCAGCAACGCGGTCACCTTCCTGCTGCTGGGGCGCACGGTCGAGGTGTTGAGCCTCGCGCCGAATTTGTTCTTCACCGGGATCACGGCGGCGGGCGGGTCGTCGGTGCTGATCACGCCCGGAGATGGATCATGACGCTGCGCGCGGTTTCCGGAGCGCCCTCCGTCGCCGCCCTCACCGCTTCGCTCGGCACGCCGAATTTCAGCGTCGGCCTCACCACCGCCAGCACCGCCGCCTCTGCCAACATCGCGTTGAAAGTGCCCTTCAACAACATCGATTGGGATAGCGGCGGATTTTGGAATGCGGGCCTGTTCCGCTTCCTGCCCACCATCGCAGGCACCTATCAGATTTCATTGACGGTTTATGCCAACGGCGCGACGGTCATAGGTTGCAATCCGATGATCTATCTCAATGGTGCCGAGTGGCGTCGCTCGGGCGATGGCGCTGCCACTCCTGTCGCTTACACCGTTACCGCTTTGGCAAAGCTCAACGGCACGACCGACTACATCGAAGGCTGGGCACGTATGAATGGTACGACTTTGAGCATCCTGGGCTCGGCGCTGCCCAATCCCGTGACCTGGATGCAAGGCTTACGCATAGGCCCGTAGCATGGACATGAGCGCGCTGTCATCGGCCGAGTTCGGCAACGTCGAGTCGCTCAATGCGATGCTGTTCGAGAACGGCATGCAGCATCAGCTCTTCCGCGACACCGTGTTTCGTTTGGGCCAGGGCGTGCCGGCTTATCCGCTGATGGAAGCCGATGTCGACAACCTCGACGACTGGCTGATCGCGCATCAGGACGAGCATCAGGCTTATGCGTCGCTCTTGGGCCTCAACAACCCGTTCAACCTCCTCGATGTCGACTGGAACGACCAGGATCAGTTCTACGACTGGATCTCGTCGCATTTGTTCATCCACGAGACGATTGCGAGCGCCTTGGGCGTCGTCGGATGAGCCCGCCAAACCCGCCCCAGCAAGGCCCGGACCCGCAGCAGGCGGCGCAAGTCGGCAGCGACGTGATGGAGATCCTCTGGGCGAGCGCGCAGAAAGAGGGCTTGCCGCAAGGGATGACGCGCGATCGCTACCTCGGCGCTGTCGCGCAGAAGATCAAGTCGGGATCGGCGCTGACACAAATTGGCAAGACCGTGTTTTTATTGACGCCAATAGCGCCTTACACGCTGGAGCTTCACACCTCGACGATCGAGGACGGCAAGGCGCTGGTGCAGCGCTATGTGACGGCGGCGAAGACGGCCAAGCAACACGGCATCAAGAAGATCATCTCTTACGCCGACAGCCCGGCCTTCGTGAAGCTGGCGCAAGCGACCAAGCTGCCGGTGAAGATCACGCAAGAGCCGCACATGGACGAGATCACCGGGCAGATGCGCCCGATGTACAAATTCGAGTTGGATCTCTGACATGCCCGTCATCGCGATCATCATTCCGATTGCGGTCGACCTCGCGGTAACAGCGGTGGCGGTGGATACGATTGCGACGATTGCCGCAGGCACCTTGATCCTCGACGCGGCAATCGGAACCATCGGCTTCGCGGGCGCGCTGGCGGCCGGCGCAATCGGCGGGGTCGCGGGCAGCGTCGTCTCGGCGGAATTGACCGGCGGCGATGTCGGCAAAGCGGCGCTGCTCGGTGGCTTGGGCGGGGCCTTAAGCGGCGGGCTCGCCTCAGCCGGCGGCGGGCTCACCAGCGGCATCGTCAACAGCGTTCACACCGCGACCAACCTGCCGACCAGCGTCATCAGCACGGTGCTGAAGGCGGCGGAAGGCGCAGGCATCGGCGCGGGCCGGGCCCTGGCAACCGGCGGCAATATCGGGCAAGGGGCGCTGGCGGGCGGGATCTCGGGCCTTGGCAGCGGCCTCGGCGGTCAGATCAATTATGTCGACATCGCCAACCAGACCGGCCTGCCCCCGGACGTCGTGCAAGGCGTGCTCAACGCCGCGGGCAAGGCGGGGTTCGGGGCGGGCGCGGCGGCGGCCACGGGGCAGGATGTCGGGCTCTCGGCGGTGGCAGGCGCAGCGGAAGGCGCGCTCCCGCCTCTAATCAAAGAGGCGCTTGATGGCGCAAAAGCGGCTTACAACGCGGCGGTGGCGGCGTTCTCCGATGCCTCGGCCAGCGCACAGAGCGCGGCGCAGCAGGCGGCGCAGGACGCCTACGCCGCTATCGTCACCCCGGCGCAGAACCAACTCAACGCGCTCGAGCAGCAGGGTCAGGACTATCTCGACAGCTACAAAGCGGGGCTGATAAGCCAGATTCAGGACGCGCAAGCGAAGTACAACCAGGCGCTCGCGGCGGTGAATCAGGAGCCGTGGGCGATCCGCATCGTCAATGGCGAAGCGCCGCCGCCTTCGGGGCCGCGCGGCAGCGGCAATCTCAATGCCTACGAGGCCGCCAAGCCGACCGCCGATGCTTATCAGCAGGCCTACCAAAATGTGCAGGCCGTGCTGCAGCAGTCGACGTCGGAGTGGGACTCGATCCAGCAGATGGTGCAGAGCCAGTTTGACAGCAACAGCCAGCCGCTGATCCAGACGATCCAGAACGCGGGCAGCGATCCGGCGGTGCAGCAGGCCTACAACTCGACCTATCAGCAACAGATCACCCCGGCGCAGCAGCAACTCGCCGACGCGCAAACTCAAGTCGATACGGCACAACAGCAGGTCGATGCGGCACAGCAGCAGGCCGATGCGACACAGCAGCAGGGCACGGGCGGGGTCGATCTCAGCGCGCTCAATCCGATCGGCACCGCGCAGGCGGGGCAAACCGTTGCCGGCACGCTGGATCAATTCGTCAATGGCGGCGGCGCGCTGATCGGCTCGACCATTACCTACGAAGCCGCCGACGGCACGACGCAGACCGGCACCGTGACCGGCCTCAGTTCGGCGGTCACGATCAGAACGGCGGGCGGAACTTCAACCTTCGATCACGCTGTGCTCGACAATGGGCAGCACGTCCCCCTGACGCTGATCCAGTCGGTGACTGGCCCCGTTGGCGTCAGCCCCGGGCTCGAGGGCGCGGTATTCGACGCCGCCAATGGACGACTTTCAGTGCCGCAAGCGGGCGGGCAGGACACCGGCCAAGGCGGTCAAGCAACGGACCTCGGCGGCACGCCCGGCGGGCAAACTTTCGTGCCCAGCACCACCAGCCGCGATCAGCAACTGATCAATCTCACCGGCCTGTCGCAGGACACCTCGCCGCAGCAGGGGGTGAGCACGACCAATCTCGATTTCGGCACCTTCAACGCTCCTGTGCCTAGCACGCACGACCAGCAGATCCGCACCCTCGCCGGCCTCTCGACGGCACCGACAACCAGCCAGACGGCGGCCAGCAGCGCCTCGGGCACCGGCACCACGGCGGGGACGGGCAGCGCCACCGGCACGACCGAGGGCTTCGGCGGCACCGGAACCGGCGCGGGCCCACCCGGCACCGGCACGGGCGCAGGCGGCCAGGAAGGAGGGACCGGCGGCGGCGGCGAAGGCGGCACCGGCTCGGGCGGCGGCAAAACCCTCGATTTCGGCGCGGGCACGATCCCCTTGGCGCAGCGGCGGCCAGCCGGCCAGACCGGCCAGACCGGCCCGACCACGCCCGACATTCCCGGCCCCGGCTCGCAGGCGCTGTCCCAGGCGCTCGCGGCCCCCGCGATCGGCTATTCGCCGGGGGGAGACGTGTTCGGCGTACTGGGAAAACGTACTCCGGTGTGGAACCGGAGTTCGCTGCGCGCCGAGGACACCAGCGGGGTCAGCGGGTGACGATTTCGCTGCCGAAACCGTGTTTCACGTGGGACATTCAGCCATGACAGCCCTCGAAAGAGCCCTCAAACTCAGTCCAACCGCCGCCGCGAAGGCCCTGGAGCGCCATGGACGGGGCAAAGACAGTATTTTGGCGCACATCAACCCGCGTGAAGCGGAGTTATTGAAGGCGCTGGGCGGCTCGGGCAAGCGCAACCCCAAGACCGGCCTGCTCGAGTTTCAGGACGACGAGTCATCGATTTACCAGCCGTCGCCGATCTTCGGGGGCGGAAGCGGCGACAGCGGTGGCGGTGGCGGCGGCTTTCTCAGCGGCCTGTTCGGCGGCGGCGGCGGCGACACCAGCACAGCGGCCAGCGACACCAGCACTGGCGCACCAACGACGCCGGTCCAAACCGCGCAATTGCCAAGCGACACATCCGGCGGCGGCACGGGAGGGTACGATTTCGCCAGCGGCCCCGGCCAATTCAACTTCGGTTACGGCGGCACGTCAGGTGGACAGCCCGCAGCAGCGCCGACTCAAACGGCGGCGGCACCGGCAGTAGCGCCCGACGCGCTCGGCGGCGGCCTCGCCTTGGGGACGCCGACCGCAGGCGGGACCGGAGCCAACCCGCTGCAATCGGTGGTGGGCGGGCCTGACACGGCGCTCGGCGGCGCTGGCACCGACCAAGCCACCAAGCCCGGCACCAAGGCCCCGCAGAGCTACGGCGACAAGCTGCTCTCGGGCCTCGGCGACCTCGTCTCGCCGAACAACCTGACCAAGCTGCTCGGGGCGGCGATCCCCGCCGGGATCGGGCTGCTCAACAACCGGCAGGCGGGCAAGCAGCAGGCGGCGCAGGCGCAGCAGATCACCAATATCGGGTCGCCCTACACGACCCTCGGCCAGCAGGACATCACCGCGGCGACGCAGGGCGCGCTCACCCCGCAGAGCGCGCAGTCCTACCAGATCATGCAGGCGAGGCTGGCCCAGGACGCGGCGCAGCGCGGCGGCGTCGGGGCGCAGCAGAACATCGCCCTGCTCGAGAACCAGCGACAGAACCTCTTGGCGCAGCAGCTGCAAACCGGCATCACCCTCGCCCAGGTCGGCGACAAGTACACCATGGCGGGCATCCAGCAGACGATCCAGAACGACGCGAACCTCAACACCTCGACCAGCAATTTCCTGACCGCGATGGCACGGGCGATGGGCGGGGTTGCGCCGCAAACCGCAGGAGGTGCCAATGCCCCCGCTCGATGACGCCTCCGGATTTACCCCCCCGGCCAGCGAGGCCGGCGGGAGCGGGACGCCAGGGCCCGGCCCAAGGGCGACAGCACCGGCCGCGCCGGCTGTCGCGGCACCGGACCCGGCACCCGCGGCCGCGCCTGCGGCGGCACCGCCGCCGGACACCTCGCCGTTGCTGCAGCACATCATCAACAGCGCCGGCCAGATGGAGGGGCTGACTGGGCAGATCGCTGGCGCTTACAACAAGGAGGGCCGGCTCAAGGCCGAGCAGGACGCCTTCGCCGCCCAGCAGAACGCCACCGCAGCCAACAAGACGGCGCAGGACTTCACCAATATCTCGCAGCCTTTCGAGAAGAAGCTCGAGGAGACGCCGCTCCCGGCTTTCGCGCCGACCGAGCAGAACTCGCAGGACCTCCTCAGCCTCTTCGGCGTGATCTCGGTCATGGGCGCGGTCCTCGGCAAGGCGGGCGGCGGGCACCAGGCCGCGCTCGGCGCGATGGACGCGATGACCGGGATGATGAACGGCTGGCAGGAGGGCCGGCAGGATCTCTACCAGAAGGAAAAGGACAAGTTCGACGAGAATTTCAAGGTGGTGCAGCAAAAGCGCAAGGACCTGACCGACGCGCTCGGCCGCGCGCTGCAGAAGCTGCCGCTCGATGCGAAGGCGGCCGAGGCCGAGGCGCAGATCGCCATCGCGCAGCATGGTGGCCCCTTGGTGATGCAGAACTACCAGCGCCAAGGGCTCGAGAAGACCGCCGAGATGCTCGAGAAGACCACCAGCGTCGAGGCCAAGGCGGTCGAGGCCATGACCAAGCTGCAGGCGGGATCGGGGAACCTGCTCGACGACGCGACCGCGACCATGATCGTGCAGTCGTGGAAGGCGGGCGACACCAAGCCCGCGCAAATGGCGATGGGCTACGCGCGCAACCGGCCCGCCATCCTCGCCCAGCTTACGGCGAAGATGCACGAGCTCTATCCCGGCATGACCGGCGACCAGCTTGCCGCCCTGCATGTCCAGCTGCAGGCGGGGCAGCGCGGCGCGAGCGCCCTCGCGGTCAGCAACGCCCGCATCGAGACGGCGCTGCGCGAGATGGAGCCTTACGCGAACAAGGTCTTGGAGACGGCGAAGAAGCTCAACCCGACCGATTTTCCGATGCTGAATTCGCTGATCCAGAACGTCCAGTTTGGCACGGGCGACCCCGACGTGCAGCAGCTTCGGAGTTACGTCACCGCGCTGCAATCGGCCTATGGCCAGGTCGCGCAGCGCGGTGGCGCGATCACCAACCGGGCACGCGAGCTCAGTGACGCGGTGATCAAGGGCAATTTGTCGTTCGATCAATTGAAGGCGGCGACCGAGGCGATGAAGTTCGAGGCCGACGTCGCCAAGAAGGCGGCGTTCGAGGCGATCAAAGAAATGACGACGATCACGAGCGGAGCCGGCGGCGGCGGCGCGCAAGGCACCGAGAAAAACCCGCTCCCGGTTCAGAGCGAGGACGAGGCCAACGGCCTGCCCCCCGGCACCTGGGTCATCCTCAACGGCCGTGTCGGCAAGGTTCAGTGATGCCGATCCAGTGGCAAAGCGGCGGCACCGACGCCCCGACAACACCGGCAGCAACACCGCCTGCCGCGCCATCGGGCGGCTCGCGCATCCAATGGACCGACAAAAACACCGCGCCGCTGCCGACACCCGCTGCGCCCAAACAAACCGAACAAGATTACAACCCCTATGCCGTACTGGCGGCGAGCGGCGGCAATCCGAACCTATCCCCCCGCAATGTCGGGCAGACCGCCGCGGGAGCGATCGGGGGCGTGCCGGGTCTCTTCGGCGACATCGAGACGATGGGGCGCGAGGGGATCAACTTCCTCGGGCGCAACTTGACCAGAGGCGAGGGAGCACTGCCGGCAGACCAGCCGGTGCCGGATCTCGTCAGGCCTACCTCGAGCCTGCCGACCAGCGAGCGCGCGACCACCAAGCTGTTCGGCGAGCCCAAGGACGAGGAATCGAAGAAATATCGCGAGCTCGGCGGCATCATCTCGCCGTTCCCCTTCGGCACGCTGGCGAAGGGGCTGGGCCTTGCCGGCCGCGGCGTCGGCGCGACCGTCTCGGCGATCCGCGGCACCGAGAGCGCAGCCAAGATCGGCGGCCTCGCCGAAAAGGTGCGCGGCGGGGAATTGGCGCAGGACGTTCTCACCCCGGCGCGTAACGTCGCGGTCGGCGAGGAGAGCGCGCAATCGATCGAGCATGCCGGCGCGCAATTTGCCGAGAATGAACAGGTCAGAGCCGCCAACGAGGCCGCGCGCGCCGCGAGCGAGGAAGCGGCTCGAGCAAAGAACGCTGCGGCGACCGCCAAGAGCGAGGACAAGGCCCGGCTGGAAAACGAGGCGCGCGCCGCCGAGCGGGCCGCCAAGCAAGCGGAGCAGACCCAGCGCGAGGCCAAGCTCGCGGCCGAGAAGCAGCATTTCGCGGCGATGCAAGCGACGAAGCGAACAGAGGCCCGGCAAGCAGGAGCGATCGGAGACGACATCGCAGAGCGCGAGGCGGCAGGGCAGATCGACGCCTCGGCTCGGGGCGGCGAGATCCAAGGCGCGATCAAGCGCGAGACTGATCGCAAAGTCGATATCCGCAAGAAAGGGGCCGATCAGGATTACGGCGCGTTCGATGAAGCCGCGGGACGCCGGATCGCGGCCAAGGATTACTTCCAGACCTCCAAGCCCGGGCAGGATCTGCGGCTATGGTTCAAGAAGGCGATGTCGACCGCGCGCAACGTCACGCAGTCGGCGGCGAGCCGCGAGGACCTGGCGAGGATCTGGGCCGATCTCTATGGCGTCGAGAATAAGACCGGGGTGGCCTATTCGAGCCCCGACGTGATGCGCGAGGTGCTGCGCCGCGTGCGCGACCGCTCGCGGGGACATCCGGCGACCGGCTACGACGCAATCGACCAGCAGCAGGCGGGCGATCTCGCCGAGCGCATCTCGAAAGCGCTGGCGGAATGGGAGCCGACGCTGCAGCAGGCCGACAAGAACTACAAGCTGCGCTCCGACGCCCTGCAATCGACGCAGACAGTGCGCGGCACGAGAGCGCTGAAGCGCGAGAAGTTCGACTACAACCAACTCGCGACCGATCCCAAGGCGCTGCCGGATCTGTTCTTCAAGAGCCGGCAGGGCGTCGAGGATCTGATCGACCTGACCGGCAGTCTCGAGCGAGTCGAGACCTTTGCCTGGGACCATGTGCTCGACAGCTTGCGCGGCAAGACCCCGCAGCAAGCGGCGCAGTGGGTCGAGGCGCAGCGCTCCTGGCTCAACCAAGCAACCCTGCCCGACACCTTTGCCAAGGCGACGGCGCTGGTCGACAAGGCCGAATACGCGGCAGGGAAAGCCGCGACGGCGACGGGGCAAGCAGCCGGCGCAGTGAAGCGCGGGCGGGAATTACGCAGAGCACTGCGGACGGGCGCGAGCGAGATCGAGGATCTGGCCAAGCCGGTCACGCCCGAGCCGATCGTGCCCGTCGAGCCCAAGCCGATCACGCCTAAAACAGCCAAGGAGATTCCCCTGCCCGGCCCCGGACCCAAGGGCAAGGCGCTGGCGGGGGCGCAGGCCGATGTGAGCGACCTCGCCAGCCGCCTCGAGTCCGGCACCATCAAGCCCGACGATCTGATCAAGGAAGTCCGCCAGCTGCTCGGCCGCCAGGATCAGGTGATGGAGAAGGCGACCAAGCAGCGCCTCAACGCCGAGCTCGACGAGATCCAGAAGATCAAGAGCCACGAGGCCAAGGTGAAAAAAATCGCGGCGTTGCTCGCGGGTCTTACCGCGGCCGGGCTGATCGCGCCCAAGGTGGGGCAATTCGTCGGGCAAGTCCTTCCCTGATGGCCGCGCGGAAAAAGCACAACGGCCGCGCCGACAAGAAGAGTGATGTCAATCCCGATCTCGAGGCGGTTATCGAGCGCAAGCTCAAGTCTCTGCTCGAGGACCAGAGCGGCGAGAAGTTCTCGCTCACCGACTGGGCTAAGGTGGTTGACCGCGCCTTGGCGCTGGAGAAGGTCAAGCATGCGGTCAAGGAAGAAGAGTTCGGTGCCGCGTTCGAGGAATAAGAAGGGGACCTATGGACCAGACCGTCGCGCTGCTGCGCCTCGCCATCGCCGTGCTGACCGACCGCACGCTGACCCTGATCTCGCTGATCATGACCTTCGCCTTGGCCTGCTGGGTGATGCACGAGCCCAGCTGGGAACGCGAGGGGATGGCGGGGTTCTTCGCCCTCGCCGTGTTCATCCCGTGCATCATCCGAGAGCGACCGAAGAAGGAGAAGATCAGTGCGCCAGCCGTACACCAACGACATGAAGCCCAAGGAGCCGAAGCAATCCCAGCCGGTTATGCCTGACCGCATGAACATCTGCGGCCCGGGCGGGAACATCACCAAGCCCGAGGACAAGATCTACGCCAGCCCGACCTCGCAGATGACGCTGCGGCGCGGGCGGCAACCGCGGATGTTCATCCCGCCGGGGAAGTAAGAAGCGCTATATACCGATGAACATATTGCGCGATGTTCCCGAACTTTCCGCAGGGATCGTTCGCGCAATTCCTCGACCGGCTCGAGCCGTCGATCATTGACGCGACGGCGTTGCTGACCTTCGTCTACGTCGCGATCAAGATCTGGGAGTCGGAGACGATGCGCTGCCTCGTGCGGCGCTGGTGGAACCGCTAATAAGCGGCGGCGGCGGCGGCGTGGAAGGACACGCGGAGGTGCCATGCATCCCCCGGACCTGCATGGCCTTAGATAGATGTCGGGAGCCGGTTTCGAGCCCGGCCCGCCGCTTCAGCGATAGTGATCGTAGCGCCCGCGGATGTTCTGGCGGTAGAAGCGCCCCGCCGAATCGGCCTCGCACAGGCCCATGTAGCAGCCGCTGTCGACGTGCTGGTAGGTGTACGGCTTGCCGGTCATCTTCCTGAACTCGATGGTGAGCTCGCGGCGGTCCTCGTCGTAATTCGCGCGGGCGATGCTGTTGGACAGCGGGAAGTCGCGCCATTCGCTCATAGCTTTACTTTGCGAGCAGATAGCCACTGAGCGCCCAGCGTCAGTAACCCGATGCCTCGCACATCATCGGTGTCGCCGCCCCACCCGAACACTTGAGGCTCGCCGGCATCATTGAGCAGCACGCAGACACCGGCCACTATCCTGCCGAACTCACCTTCGCGCGTCTGCTTCGCCACCGCCTCAATGAGAGCAGGGATGTCTTGCAGGTTTCCGGTCAACTCGACCACTTTTAGGTCTGTCACGGCCTTCCCTAGTCCTTCGATTTGTTAGTGACAAATTTGATGCTCGAAAGTGTGCCGCCGATAACCTCTAATTGAACGCCGGTCCCGTGCCATACCCACGGCATTGGAATGCAAAGCGTCTGCGAAACGATGTCGAACTCTCCACCGCACATCTTGAGCACTTCCAAAACGCCGCCAGAAACCGCTGTGATCCGCTCCATCGTTCCCTAGTCCTTCCCCTGGTAGTGAGCGTAATAGGCGTCGATCTGCTCGAGCAGCGTCAACTCGCCGTCAGGGTCGTGCTCCGCAATCCAGGCGGCGAGAGCCGCTTCGGCGCGGTCATAGAGTAGTTCGAGCGCGTCCATGTTTCAGTTAATCGCGCGAAGTGCTGCGCGGATTTTATAGCGCTCGTAATCAGCGACGGCCGCATGAAGTTCGCAGATGCCGCGAAAAACCGGCTTGGCGGTCATGGGCGCTTCGTCAATCATTCGGTTGAGCCGGCGCAACTCGCGCCTTGCGTCTCGGTATTCCTGCTCGGTCATCGCTTCACGTGTCCTTCAGAAACTCGCCCTCGAACAGGTAGCTGCCGAAATGGCCGAGAGCGACCCACGGCGCGACATGGATCTTGCCGCCGAGGGAGCGCCAGACGTGGCAGAAATGGTAGTCCTCGGAGAGGAGATGCCGGGTCTCCGGGTCGATGCTGGTTTTGAAAAATTCCAAGATGACCTCGCCGTTCTGGATCGTGCCGCCCCCGATCGGCATCGTATCGGTCACATAGGTGTCGACATGGGGAGCCATGGCCGCGAGGACGTGGCGCGCGATCAGCATGCAGCCGGTGCCGGCATTGAGGACCTCGGCGGGGCGGTCGCCCGGAACCGCCACGGCCCCCTGGTAGCCGATCAGGTTGACCACCATGGTGGCGGTGTGGTGCTTCAATTGGTCGGCCGGGACGCCCCGCATAACCGCCGCGTGCACCGCCGCCCAGTTAATCTCCTTTTTAGGGTAGACGCCGCAGAGCACAGGGGCCTCCTCGACGAAGGCCAGCATCCGGAGGATCTCGGGGGTTTTCCAGCGAATGTCGCTATCGAGGAACAAAAGATGGGTGCAGTCGGTCTTCAAAAACTGGTGCGCCAAAGTGTTCCGGCCGCGCGTGATCAGCGATTCGTTGAACAAAAACGACCAGTGGATCTTCAGATTGATCGACGCGCACGCGCTGTAGAGCTCGAGCGCGCTCTGCACATAGTAGCCCGAGGCTTGCGCGGCGAACATCGGCGAGGCGACGAAGAGCCTGATCTTCGAGACGTCTATCGTGAGCGCTGGAGTTGCCGTTTCCGGGCCTGCCGCAGGGACTTCTTCAATTTCTCGTAGCGGGTCGTCCCCAGCGGCGGATGGCGCTTGCGCCACCAGCGACTGTAGGCGGCGCTGCAGTTGAGGCAGTAGCTCGGGTGGCGGCCATCCTTCTTCTTTCCGCACGCTGGGCATCTCCTCTTATGGCGCACCTTCATGCCGCCACCATACAGGAAGACGAATTATTGACGCCAATAAAAGTGATGCGGCGGAAATCCGCGACCGGCGCTTCGGGCCGGAATCGCAGACCTAGACATGATGGCTGAATTGTGGTGCCGTAAAGCACAACGGCCCTCTGATAAAGGGCCGTTGCGTAGAAGAGCCAAGGACGTTTTCGGAGCGTTTTGGCTGTCAGGGTAGTGTTTTGGTCCCCAGTATGGTTCCGGACGAAACGCTACCGGACGCCCGCTCCAAAAGTCAATGGCTTTTCTACTGGGATTTCCCCGCAGGAACTCAGGAGAAAACGCATGCGCTGCTCAAAGCCCGACCTCTGGATGCCGCTGTACTGGGGCGACTATCTCCGCGACACGGGGCATCTCAACGCGACCGAACACGGGGCCTACCTGCTCCTGATCGGACACTACTGGGCTACTGGCACGCCACTTCCCAGCGAGGACACGCTGCTGATGCGGATCACCCGCACGACGGCGCGCCAATGGCACGGCATCCGCAGCATCGTCATGGGCTTCTTTCAACGCGACGGCGACCAGTGGCGACACAAGCGGATCGACAAAGAACTTGCCCAGTGGAAACAGTTTCAGAAGCAGCGGAGGGCCGCCGGCCAGGCCAGCGCCGACGCTCGGCAGCAGGCGGCGACCATCAATGGTCTCCAAATGGAGACATCAGGAGGTCTCCAAACGGAGACATCACTTGCCCAAAAAAGTGAACAAAATCAACAAAAGTCGTCAACGAGCGTTGACAACAGCACAGCACAACACCTTCACAGTACTACTACTGTTGATGAGCGCACACCGCTTCATTGTGCTCAAGATGCTGTCATCGACGCCCTCGGCGTTCGCAACGATCCGAACTGGCTGGGCGACGCTGGCTTCGTTGAATGCTGGCTGAACTCAGGAGCGGATCTCAAGCGCGACATCCTGCCGACGATTCACCGGCTGATGGCCCGGCGCGGTGGCCGCCCCCGGCCGCGCAGCCTCCGGTACTTCAACGAGGCCATTGCCGACGCGATAGCCACCCGCACCCAGAAATTATCCCCCGGAACGCCACAACCACAGGAGCACCGCTATGGCCGCATGGGACCTGCCACCGGAATTGCCGCCGGATTCGCCGCCGCCCTCGCCGAACGCGAAGCTCGTCGCCGAGCAAATCATGCGGCTTCTGAGCCACTACTGGACGACGGGCGAGGACGAGGCTTTGCGCCGCCTGCAGGCCGATGACTGGCTTGAGGATCTCGAAGAGTTCGATGCGTCGATCGTGACCGATGCCTGCAAGTTCTGGCGGCGCTCCGAGAAGCGCAGGCCGACCCCGGCTGACATCCGCAAGCTGTGCATCGAGATGAGCCCACGACGCCGGCCGACCTCGCCCCCGCCACGGATCAGCGCGGAGGTGTGGACCACGCCGAAAGACCCTGAAACCTCGCCCGAGGTGCGCGCGGCGCAGGCCGCAGAGACGCTTGCCAAGTACGGCTTTCGTCGCATGCCCAGCGGCAACCTAGTGATGGGCGGCACGCCTGCGGAAGAGGAGGCCGAGAACCCGGCCAAGGTCTGGGAGAAGCGAGCAGAGGCCTACGACCCGCCGCCCGACGATCCGGCGCTGATCGCGGCGGCCCTGAAGGCGCTCGAGCGGTAGTCAGCGGCGGGCGATCACGACGAGGGCGGCGTTGGCGGCGGCGCAGGCGAAGTTGACCGCGGCGAGGAGGGGGCGGTCCTGGGTGGCCGCGAGGACGGCCAGCGCGAGGCAGGCGGCGGCGGCGAGGCCGGCGACGAGCGGGATGAGCCGCAGCGGGATCATTCCGGGGGGACGACCCACAAATGCCGGGTTCCGAAAGCCTCGATAACCTCGCGGCGGACGCGGGCCGTGGCGGCGTCGGCCTCGACCAGGGCGGCGCGGGCCGCGCGGGCGTAGGCGAGCACGGTCTCGACCGCCGCGATGGTGGGGATGCTGGCGGTGTCGGCGGCGCGGATGCGCTCGCACTCCGCGATGATCTCGTCGATCGGGGCGATCAGCGGGTCGGGCATGTCAGCCTCCTTGGTTGGCCCAGATGGTCCCTCGAGGGGAGGCGGCGATGAAACGGTGGTCCGGGTCGGCCGGGCGCGCGGCGCAGGCGGACAGCCACAGGAGCAAGGCCAGGGCGAGGCAACGCATATGTATTCCTTTCGTGCCAACGAAGGCCATGATATATCATGCTCCATGGATAGAGGAGCATAGAACGATGAGCTTTCCCGAGATCGAGCTCTATGGCGACATGGGCCCGCTGTTCGCGGCGCTGGCCAAGGCGCAGGCGGAAATCAAGGGCGCGCTGAAGGACGCGGTCAACCCGCATTTCAAGTCCAAGTATGCCGATCTCGAGAGCACCTGGCAGGCGTGCCGCGGGCCGCTCTCGGCGAACGGCCTGGCCGTGATCCAGTCGCCGTTCTCGGAGGGCGGCAACATCGGCGTGGTCACCATCCTGGGGCATGCATCGGGCGCGATGATCTCGGGGCGGCTGGTGGTCGCGCCGATGAAGTTCGACGCGCAGGGAGCGGGCAGCACGCTGACCTATCTGCGGCGCTACGCGCTGGCGGCGATGGTCGGGGTCGCGCCCACCGACGACGACGGCGAGGCCTCGGTCGGGCGGCCGGTCAATGGGAAGGGCCGCGAGGCCGCGCCGCCGCCCCCGCCGGCCCCGCCCGAGTTGCAGTATGACCCGGTGACGGGCGAACTGATGCCGCAGGCGCTGCCCTACGCGGGCGACTACGTGAAGTTCGGCCGCGTCTTCGTCGACGCCATCAAGACCGCCGAGAGTCTTGCCGAGCTCAACCGGTGGGAGAGTCACAACCGGGAGACGATCGACGGCGGCAAGGAGCGCCTGCCCAAGGCCTACAACTCGCTCCAAGAGGCGATCGACAAGCGCCGCCTGCAACTGTGGGAAGAAAGCCGGGACGAGAAACCGTCCAACCCGCTGCTGGGAGGCTGACATGGCCGTCATCAGGAAGAAGGCGCGCACGCCGCCCGAACTCTTGTCTCTCGAAGAGCTCGGACTCTTGTGCGGGATGCTGGCCTCTCTGGTGGAGGAGGCGCTCGCCGATGCCACGGACGGCATCGTTCCCGGCAAGAGGTGGCAGCGCGCGGCGCTCGCGGTGCTGCGGCGGCAGGAAAGGTGGCGACGCCGCCCAGATGGTCCCTCGAGGGGAAAGGTGCGCGCATGAACGGCGATCCCAGATCCGGCCCGGCGCACGACGCCTGGGTCCAGGCAAGGCTGGGCAAGGTCACCGCCTCGCGGGTGGCCGACGTCATGGCCCAGACCAAGAAAGGCCCCTCGGAGCGCCGGAGCCACTATCTGGCCGAGTTGATCGCCGAAAGGCTGACCGGACTGCCCAAGGACCAGCCGCTCACCGGGGCGATGCTCTGGGGCCTGGAGACCGAGCCGCTGGCGCGCAACGCCTATGAGGCCGCGACCGAAACCCGGGTCTGGGAAACCGGCTTCGTGCGCCACCCGGAGATCCTCATGGCCGGCTGTTCCCCGGACGGTCTCGTCGGGCTTGATGGTTTGATCGAGATCAAATGTCCGCAGTCGCTGACCCATGTCGAGACGCTGATCGCCGGGGCCGTGCCCGAGCGCCACCGCGCCCAGATCCAGTGGCAGTTGGCCTGCACCGGGCGGCAATGGTGCGACTTTGTCTCGTTCGATCCGCGCATGAGCGGGAAGCCGCGGCTCTTCATCGACCGCGTGGCGCGCGACGACGCCCAGATCACCCTCATGGAGGAGCAGGTGTCGCTGTTCCTGGCCGAGCTCGAGGGGCTGATGACCTTCCTGACCGGGGCGCGGCAGGATTATCTGGACACCGCGATCCCCTTTTGACCTCTCAGGCCATCAAGGCGATGACCGCGACGGCCAAAGCGAGCGCGCCGGCCGCGGCCTCGACCACCAGCCAGAAGCGGTAGGCGCGCGGCAGCTTCCGCCGGCTGCGGCCCTTGGCCGTGGCGTTGGCGATGTGCAGCGCCAGCGGCGTGAGATCGGTCATCGTGGTCCCCCTTGGTTGACAAGCGTGGCTTATCATGGCACGATTAATCATGCAATGTCATTATGAAGGAGATCGTCTTGGCCAAGAAGCCTGAGCGGAAGAAGCCCGGCCGCGCCACCGACACGACGCGGGCGAGGCGTCATATCTTCATCAAGCGCGAGCTCCTCGCCGCGGTCGACGCCCTCGCCGCGGATGGAAGGCGGAACTTCTGCGCCGAGCTCGAGCTCATCATCGAGGCCGGATTGGGCAGGATACATTTGCCGGGTTCGGGTACTGTGGCGCTGACCCGATAAACCACAATCTGGAGACGCCCATCATGCCCTACGTTTCCGGCTGGCTGCATATCACGGAGCGCGGCCACCCCGACCAAGGCCTTCCCGGCCAAGGCCAGCAGCCCGGCTACCCGAGCCAGGGCTTGCCCGGCGGCGGCTTCCCCGGCCAGGGCCACCCCGACCAGGGTCTTCCCGGCGGGGGCCATCCCTGGATTCCGGGGCACATCCCGCCGCCGCCGCCCGGCGTCTGGCCGCCGCCCTCGAGCACCTTGCCGATCGTCCCCGCGCCCCCGGATACCCCGCCGGGCGTGATCTGGCCGCCGTTCCTGCATCCCGACCAGGGCTTGCCCGGCGTGCCGCCGCCGGTTCCCGGCCAAGGCCTGCCGGGCCAGCCGCCGCAGCCCGACCAGGGCTTGCCCGGACATCCGCAGGGCAAATTCTGGATCGTCGCCGGCATCCCCGGCTATGGCTGGCGCTATGTGTGCGTCGATCCGAGCCTGACCCCGACCCCGAAGCCGCAATGAACTAGAGGCCACCTGGCCGTCGCCGGTCGGGCTTGGGGCCCCCTTCAAGCCCTGCCGGCGGCGGCCTTTTTTGAGGGCGTGCCTCCGACCAGAACGTCAATTGGTTCATACTCGCCCCTCGCGATCGTGGTGAAGTCGCCGTGCAGCGGCACATCCGGGTAATGGCGCTTCAGCACCGCGCGCGGGAACGCCGCGGTCTCGGCGAGGAACGCCGCGCGCCAGCCCGGGAAGTGCCATGCGACGCTCGCCGCCTCGATCCCGCTGCAGACGCCGCCGAAGATCATGCATTGCCGTCCGTTTTCAAGCCCGCCGCCATGAGCGCGCCGAGGGCCCGGCTGTGCTCGACCAGTTCGGCGTCGAGGGCCGCGATGGTCCGCACCGCCTCGTCCTGCGGCGTCTCTGCGTCGATGACCGCGACCAGGGTCAGATAGGCATAGGTCGCGCCGGCAAAGAACGACGCCTTCATGTCGCGCAGCTGCACGTCCGGCGCGCCCGGCACGATCGAGGTGTCGCGAAACCCGCCCCAGCCGCCCTCGACCAACTTGCCATCGGCGACCGCCATGAACTTGCGCGTCAGGTCCCGCATCATCGCCCGCTGCTCTGCGTTCATGGCTCGACGCCCTCCAGCAACTCGAACATGCGCCCTTGCGGCGGATCGGTCATCCCGGCCAACTCCGGCCGCAGGGCCAGGGCGACGATGCGCCCCTTGCGGTCGCGCGTGATGTCATAGACCTGGTGCCGCGTGTCGGTGCCGTCCGTCGCCGCCATGACCACGGCCTCGACCTTGTCCGGCCGGTCGGCGACGCGCCCCGTCAGCGCGGCGGGATCATCCCGCGTGACATACGCGATCCACGCCTCCGAGATGTGGACATAGGCGATGATCTGCCGCTTCCGGAATTCCGCCTTCAGCGCCCGCAAGGCCGCCGTCTTCTCGTCCGGACTGGCCCACGGGGTGGCGAGGACATGGGTCGTCCCCTCGGCATCCACGGCAAAGAAGATCGGTGTCAGGCTCTTGGGCTTCTGGGTCTGGACCAAGTGATGCAGCGCCATGGTCGCATCGGTGACCAACTCATCCAAGAGGCTCATGGGCCCTCCTCTGGCTCGACATAGTCCGGATCTTCGTCCTCGAGGTCGTCCCCCTCTTGGGCCGCATCCATCAGCGCCGGCAGCAACTCCTCGAGCTCGGCCACACGCGCCCGGGCCAGCGCCGCCAACTTGGCGTAGATCCCCGGCGGCGGAGCCTGCTTGCCCGAGGCCCAGCGCTGGACGGTGCGGAGGTTCACCCCCAGATCCTCGGCCAGGGGCATCTGCCACACCCGGCCGTAGATCAGCCCGACGAAGGCATGGAGCAGCGGATTGGGTTGCCAAGGTTGCTCGTCGCTCATGATCCGGCATCATCCTTGCCCGCTTGCCACAGCGCCGCCAGCGCAAAGGGCAGGTAGCGCCGCCGCTCCTCGTCCAGCCCCGCCACCATCCACGGGTGATCCTCGATCCATTGCAGCGCCGCACCCCAACCCCCCCCCTCCGGGGGGCCCCAGGGGGGAGCGTTCGGGGGGATGATCGGGGACGCCCCTCCGATCGGCGGCACCAGGGTCGCCGCCGGCACGCCCAGCGCCGCCGCCAGCCTGATGAGATTGGCCGGATCGGGATAGCTCGTGCCGCGCAAATAATGCCCGATGCGATCGCGATTGCGCGCCACCGCATAGCCACGCTTGTCCTTGATCGTCCCCCAGATCCGCGCCGCCAGCTGCGAGGCGTTGAGCCCTTGCCGCGCCATCGCCGCCTTGAGCGCCGCCGCAAACGCCTGGCGCATCGGATCATCCGGCCGCCGGCTCATCTTATCCACCAGTGCAGGAGCCAGCCGAGGACGACGGGGCCGCCGATCATCAGCCCCAGCACCCACTTGAAATCGGCCATGAAGACGCCGACCAGCGCAAGGTTCATCGGGTCCATGCTACGCACCTCCGGTGCTGCGCGGCATTCAAAGAACTGAATGCCATGGGTCAGCCCTCCTCGATCGCAAAGTGCTTCAGCAGCGCGTCCTGCGCGTCCGCGCCCTCGAGATAGGCGCGCGCCTCTTTCGCGCTCAGGACCCGCAGCCCAGAGCCGCCGTTCCAACTGTTGCGATCGATGCTCACCGCCCACATCGAGCGGGCCCCGCCCCGCCCGGCCAGGAACCACGCCCCCTTGCGGGTCAAGTAAATCCCCGTCTCGTGCCAGTCGAAATCGGTCACGCCGACACGGCAGGGCAGCAGCGCCACCAATGTGGCCGTCGATGTGTCGTAAACCTTGCCGTCAACAATCCGCCTGATCTTGGCCATGGGTCAGCCCTCCTCGATCTCTGGCGCCCAGCCATCAACCGGCCCAGACCCCCCAGATGCGCCGCGACGCTCGGGGCACACCTTGACGGCCTTCACGGCTTTGGCTCCGGTGCCCGCGAAGTGTTCGGCGTAAATCGCCATTGCTTCGTCGGCGGTGCGCGCGTGGCCGATGATGCCGGCCATGTGGTCGGCGTCCGCGTACACGGGCGCTGCGGTGGGGTACTCGGGTGTCTCGTTCCATTTGCCGGCCATGGGTCAGCCCTCCGCCGATTGTTTTTGCAGAGACCGCGCCGCCTTCAGCGCGGCCGCGAAGGTCGCGTGGGAACTCATCTCGTTGCTCCCGACGCCCCACTTGCTGTGCCAATGCACCATCACCAGGAACGGGCGCTTGCGCTCGACATCCTTCCAGCGGCTCGTGTTGCGGTACGTCAGGTGCTGGATGTAGATGAACTCGCCATGGGCGGGTGACTTGACCTCGGGGATCCGGCTCCACTCGATCCCCTCGACCCCGGGCGCGGTGCGCGCCAAAACATAGAGGTTGCGTTGCTGGGCCATGGGTCAGCCCTCCCCTGCCGCCGCTCGTTCATTCGACCACGCCTCGACCTCGGCGGGCGTCATCCAGACGATGCCGCCGCGTGCGATGCCGTCCTCGATCTCGCGCACCCAGATCGCGGTGACTTTGCTCATGTCCGCGACGTCCTCCGCGAGCGCCTTGGCCCGTGCGGCGTGCGCGTTCTCGGCCATCACGATGTAACGGCGAACAGTGTGCTTCCTCTTGTACGGCTCGCGGTTATGCACGAACGACACGCGGTACATCTGGGCCATGGTTCAGCCCTCCTGCGCGATCGATGCGACGCGCGACCGCGTCAGGCTGTCCATCATCCGGTCGATGCCGTCGGACGATCCCGCCCAATAGGCCGCGTCAACCGCGTCCTGAACGCGCCACAGGGCCAGCTGGGTCCCGAGGGCGTCGCCGCCCGCCAGCAACTCCCGGACCTTTGCCAGGGCCGCCAGCGCGACCAGCGAACGGTGCTCCAAATGCGAATAGGGTGTCATGTCTTCGGTTCCTTCCCCCTCCGGGGGACCCCCAGAGAGCTTTCCGTGCCTCGCCGCGTGCGGTATTGCCGCGGCATCAGAGTGATGTCTATAGCGTGATCAATCGTGCGTCAACGTGATTTAGATGCGGGTTACTCCTCGACCTCGGATACCTCGATCGCATCGCCCGGGAGCATCTCCGCGCAGCCGCCGATCACATCCAGCACCGCCGCGCGGATCTCTTCCTTGCGCTCCACGACGCGGCAATCCAATTCGCCGCCCGCGTTCGACAACGTGATTATGTATTTCGTCATTGTTCCGGTTCCTTCTACCGATTGCCGATGGTCATCATCAGGACGGGCCATACCCGCCGACGGGGATCACTCCCCGTTTCGACCTATGCCGCAACCCGCTGGACCATGCTGTCGCGGTGTTCGGGCAAGGCCGCCCGAACGACCATGCCGGAGGTGTCCCGCTTCGCCTTCATCCCCTTGGGCGTCAGCCCCACAACCTTGCCCTTCGGATCGAGAAACCTCAGGTCGTGCTTGTCGCCGTCGATCACCGCAAAGCCGTGAAACACCGCAGGGCGCTCTTCCGCCGTGCCCGCAAAGATGGCCGCCACGTTGTGACCCTGCGCCAGCAGCGGCAAAGCCTTGTCCAGATTGCTTTCCGACAGCGAGAAAGTCAGATCGTAATTCGCCGGCAATGGCCGCGAGAACCGGATCCAGTTCTTGGTGTAGTCCAGGAACTGAACCGTGGGGAAAGCCGAGAAAATGGTGTGATTGCCCGCGACGACCTTCAGCCCGGATACCCGCGATAACTCTTTCGCAAAGGCCTTGTCGACGGCATATCGGATACCCTCGTACGCAATGTCGCTGCTCCCATTGGGGCGCACCGCAAGCTTCAGCCTCGCACGCTTGGCCGCGCGCGCCGCCGCTGCAATCGCACTCATCATCTCGGCCATGTAAGCCGCGCGCTCGGTCATGAAGTACCGCGCCTTGCGCTCCCGGCTGTCGCGCACGCTGTTCGTACCCGTCGCACGGCTCACCATGGCCGCTTGCCCGCTCTCGCGACCCAGACACAAGGCAATGCAACCCGGCGACGCGTGCGGGCAAAGATTGCCCACGCCACCGCTCGACGCCGGCGCCATGTAGTTGATCGCGTTCAGGTACCCAAACCCGCGCGCCTTCACAGCCTTCGGATTGTCCATCGAGAAAAATCTGGGAAATTGCCGCATCGGATCTACTCCGCTCATCGGGCCGGCACTGCGCCGCTCCCTCCTATGCCCTTAAGCCTCGCTACGGTCACCCGTGCGAGGCTCGAAGGGAATGATGCGCCGCCTAGTCCTGCAGCAGCGCCATGTTGCGCGCATCGAACGCCTTGGCTGTCGCCGCGTCGCGCCACGCGCCACAACCGTTCTCGCCGTCCAGCATCTCGCGCGCCGTCGCCGCGCACTTGCCGCGCCCGCCTTCCACCGTGACCTTCATGCCTGCAAAGGCCTGCTGCAGCGCTTTCTTGATCGCGCGATTGCGGATTGCCGTGGTCATGTCAGTCCTCCCCATACGCTTTGTTGAGAGCAGCTTGGGCAAGCGCGCGATCTTCCTTTGTAAAAACGTTGTAATTCATCAAGGCTTCTAAGGCTTCAAGCATGTCAGTCGCGGCGGCGATGACATGACGATCCTTTGGATCGTAAGTTATGGCGATATTCGCGCCGCTGCTTTCCGAAATTATCAATCCTTGGTCGCTCGAAGTAGCCGTCGCGTACCAAGGGCCGGGGGTGTGTGTGGTGGTCATATCCGGTGCTCCTTTACCGATTGCCGATGGTCATCATCAGGCGGTGCCTGCCTCCAGGACCGGCGTGATTGCCGCTTCCTGACCCCTTAAGGCTCGCCACCATCACGTGAGCGAGCCGGTAAGGGAATGATGCGCCGCCTACCCCAGCGACGGCCCCAGTATGTAAGCATGCCGCGCCACACCCGGATTGCTCGCCTGCAACCCGCGCATGTACACCTCCGCCAGCGCCTTGCTGCTCGTGCGGTAAATGTAGGTCACCTCGTGCGGCGGATTGACCACCACTTTCCATTCCGGCTTTGTCGCTTGCTTCGCCATCGGTCTTCTCCGCCACCAGGCACTCGGCTTGATTGCCGCCGCCGTCCAATGATCAGACTGTACCGTGTGCAATCGTGGGCGTCAAATCTTTTCTTCGCTCCCGTGCGATTATTTTCGCCGCACCACCGGACGCCCCAACGCCGCCGCCACGCTCCAGCCCAGACGCAACCGGCTCCCCACGACCCGCAAGTCCAAGCCACGCTCCCGGCACAGATCCGCCAGCTTCACCCGCCGCCCTGCAACCTCGACCCACCGCGTCGTCCGCTTGTTCAGCGCCTGAACGTACTTGTCCGCCCATACGCAATTGCCCGGCTCATAATCCCCGTTCACGTCAAGCCGCTCAATCGAACAACCCGCCGGCCGTACCCCCATGTCAGACAAAAACGCCGCAAAACTCCCCAGCCACCGCGCACATACCGCGATCCCGCGACCCCCGTAATGACGGTACCCCCGATGATCCGACCGGTAACACCGCGCCTTCATCCGCTCCCAGGTCCGGTACTCGGCGCTCCGGTATACCCCCGTCCCGCGACGCAACGCGTTGTGACGCCGTAACCCCGCAGCCCGATCACACCCGCACGATCTCACCCGACCCGCTACCAACCCGCTCAACCGCGCCAGGTGCCGATCCCCACACCCGCATTCGCACCACACAAACCGACGTACCCGCTTCCCCAACAGCCGCGACTCAATCGGCCCTACAACCCGTAACCGACCATACGTCCGACCTAAATCCTCGAGCCGGTACGGCGATCGTTTCCCCATCTCACCCAACCCTCTCACGCCGGAAGCCCACGCTCTCTGTGCGCCCCACAGTACCAGAGGATCAGAAATGGTGCCGCTGTAAATTCGGGGGAAGGGTGGGGTGCACACGCACCAGCGCTCGCGGTCCCATCGCCGCGGCCAGCGCCCCGTGCCTGGCAACCGTTGCTCGAGGCCGACCGTCGGTCGGCGGCGACACTGCCGCAGTGGAGTTGTTGGCAGCTGCTATCCGCCCAGCGGCCCCACTGGCCCTCGATCGTTGACCAGCTCCTACAATGCTGCGGTGGATCTGTTGCTGGGGGCTAATATGAGAAACAGATCAATTTATCTGAAATTAGGGGATTGATCAGATTCTCAGATAAGAGACACTGGCATGATATCTTTCCAGAACTAACCCCCAAGAATACCAGACTACCCTAGCCCCCAGCAACAGATCCACCGCAGCATTGTAGGAGCTGGTCAACGATCGAGGGCCAGTGGGG